GGCGGGGTGTCGGCTGAAAAAAGTGCGGGGCCGGTGGCGATGGTGCGTGCGGCGAGTCGGGCGGCGTCTTTGGCTTGTTTGTATCGGTTGCCGCGTCGGGCGTTGCAGGTTTTGCAGGCGGGTACAAGGTTGTCGAGGTCGTCTGTGCCGCCTCGGTCGTGTTCGATGAGGTGGTCGGCTTCGGTGGCTGGTTGGCCGCACCAGTGGCATTGGGGGTTGTCGGCCAGCAGTCGTCGCCGGTTGGCGAGGTAGGTCGGGTCGCTGGTTCGTTTGGGCATTGGCTCCCGCCTCACTTCGTTCGTTGGGTCGATGCTTCGCCCTCGTTCCTCGGGCTTGCATCCTCAACCATACCTGCGTGCGTGGGTGGTGTTGTGCCCCCCACACTTCAGGTAACTAACCTCGGCAGCCGGATTGATTAGGGCGGACTCCGTTGGCCATTTGACGTTTGGAAACGCTGCTCCCTCACGTCGACGCATGAGGGCACACCCACGTTTCCGTGTATTCCCACAGCCGGGTGCAGTGTCCGGCAAGGGCTGGATGCCTACCCCATCGGGGTGGTGGTTCAGTTGTGGGTGGGCATCGTAGCCCGGACGTATCAGTCGATGTGAGCGTGTCGCAGCTCGGCCTCATGGTCGCTCCACCTGATGCCTGCCATTGTGATGACTTCCCACCCTCGATCGGTTCGCGGCCTGATGAACAAGACGGTGGCCCAGAAGTCGGTGTTGGGGATCAACACTTCGAGCGGGCGGATGGGCTGTTGCCAAGCATGGTTCACGGGATACTCCTTGATAGTCGGGTGACGATTTCGGGCATGTCAGACGGGTACCACAAGTACGCCTCAGCCCCTGCGGCCGCCAACGTTCGCAACCACACTTTCTGCATGACGGACACCCGACCCTTCTCCCGCTTCAACTCGGCGAAGATCAGTTCCCCTGCTCGAGGGCGTGCCAACACAAGATCAGGGAAACCTGCGTCACCTTGGATCGCGGTCGCCCACCGTCCAGGCCGGATCTGTGCGGGACGCTGGTGCATGACCATCCAGCCACGCAAACGGGCCACCTCAATCACCGCCGATTGGAATTCTGCTTCAGTCATGGTGGCCGCCGTTTGCGATCCAGTCTCGCAACTCGGTAATCGGGTGAAGTTCGCTAATCGGCAATTCGCAAAATCGCCTGCCTTTATTGTCTCGTTCCCATTTGACTCGGGCTTGATATGCATCTTCCAAACGAGCCCATCCCTTCAGGGTGACTTCGTTATGACGAACGTATGCATGCACAAAGATCAAATCTTTGCCCTCAATCATGCGTAGACCTTTATTAGCATTGTTCGTTGATTTCACGTCAATTCCCGGAAGATCGTCCGCATGAGGTTCGACACCAGTCCACGGCAATTGCAAATAATGTGCGGCGGCCAGTTCAGCAATTGCACCTTGTATGTCAATCTCCCAATGATTTCTATTGCTGCGTTCGTAACTGTCGCTGTATTTGTTCATTGACTCAATGCGTCTACGCACGCCCACTGTGGCCGCCTGATGCAGCCCTTCATGTGTCAGTTTGATGGTTATCAAAACGGGTGCTCCGTCTTGAGCCGGTCAATCTCGGCCGATGCTTCACGCCTCGACAATGCTCGAGGGTCGCCCTGATACTTCAACGCACGCAACAGTTTGATCTGTGCGTCCGACGGGCCGTCACCCGATGGTGCTGGTGTGCCGCCCATGCGTTCCACCTTGCCCATCTCCTCCCTTGAGGGGCGTTTGCCCGCCTGGTAAATCCAGTTCGCCAATGCACGGCCGATGGCGGACGTTTCGCAGTTCTCCACATGGCTGGTGGCGTTCACCCCACGATCGGTTTTTTCCTCGTAGGCGAAGCCGGTGGCGGTGGGTTGCGGGTCGTCCCGATGGCGGAACACTTCTGCCCGAAATAGGCAGGCGTGGTCGTCCATGCGGACAAGTTCGGTGTAAATCCGGCCGTCAGGGTTCGCCGCCCAAAACAGGGCCAGCCGCTCCTCCACGGTGGCGTACGTCGACAGGTCAAACCCCACGATCATCCTCCTGTTGCAGTCTCACAAGGTTGTGGAAGTGTTCGGCTTTGTAGCATTTGAAGCACCAAACGCTCCATGAGCCGGGCGACCAGTGGAAAATGTCGTCACCGGCGATCGGGCGGCCGCATCGACAGCACGCACCCGCGGTGGGACGTTGAAGGCGAGGCCGGTCAATCATGCGTAACTCCTTGCGTTAGCCCACAGGTTTTGCACCGTAAAGCCGTCCACAAAGCGTGAGTGCCAATCAGGGCAATAGTCACGAAGCCGAGCAACATAACGGCCGTCATCGTCCGATATCCGCTCGTGGTCATCCCACAACAACAAGCGGATGGTGCATGTGTGGTCGTGCTGTTCGTATCGGCAGTTGTGGCAACCGACGCCGACTGCGTTGCCAAGCGGGTCAATCATTGAAGCCTCCGAGGTTCAGTTGCACGATCGTGTCAGCGGTCGTTTTGGTCATGGCGGACGGCATCACGTCGAGGCTGTGCAAACAGTACGCACACTCGTAGAGGGCACGTCGCAGTACGTCACGCTCAAGGCGTAGGCGTTCGATTTCGGCTACCAGCGTTTGGATTTGGTGGGTGGCCTGCTCCATGGCGGCGGTCGCTTCACGCAGAACGTGGGCAAGCGGGTCGATGTTGTCGGGCATCGGGTCTCCTTATTGTCGGGTTCGTCGGCCACTGTATACGAGGCCTGTGGTGGATTTGTGGATGCGGGTGCGTTCGCGTTCGGTGGTGCCACCCCAAATGCCGATCAGCGACCGGGGCGAGAACGACATGGCGTACACGATGCAGTCGTTGACGACGGGGCAGGTGCGGCAAATCTGTTTGGCTTTCTTCGTTTTACGGATGCCGTCTTGTCCGGGACCCGGGAAGAACAGGTCTCGAGGTTCGCCGATGCAGGCGGCTTTGGTCATCCAGTCGGGACGGTTTACGTCTAACACGGGCGGCTCCACGGCTCCCAGCCACAGCCACGATGATCGTCATGCCAACGCCAAATCTCCAAAGCCATCATCAGGTTGAGACGGGGGTCGCGGATCAGTTCCCACGGGCCGAAATACTCCTCAAATTCGTTTCGCCATACGGTGTTGATTTGCATCAGCCCGTTGTCGTTGGCGGACGAGATTACGTCGGGCTGGCAGCGGGATTCCTGCCACATTTCCTCCAACACGTTTTGCAGCTCGTCGGCAGGCCAGCCGACCTCGAGCACCAGCGGTGCCCATTCTTGGCAGGGTGTGTCGGGGGCTATCAGCATGCCCAAGTCGGCTTGCATCGCCTCATGAGCCGTTTTAGGGGCCTCTGTGGTGGTTGTGGTGGCGGGTGCCGTCGTGGACGGGACGGGCAGGATGACGACGGTGCGGGGTGGGGCGGGTGGCGGGGTGATGGTTGCCACGCTGGTTTGCGGGGGCCGGTCGTCGACCAGCCGGTGGATCAGGTCACCTCCCACCGTCATCGTGGCGGTCAGCCCGGCGAATAGCACAAGCAGGTGTTTGGGTTTCATGGTTCCTCCGTGTCGGGTTTCCGAGGTCGGGAGGTGTCTAACAGATGTGTGCCGCTATGTCACGTCATTCGAACATGCGTGCCCATGTGATGGGGCCGACAATGCCGTCAGGTTTCAGGTCGTGCAGGGTTTGCCAGTTGCGTACGGCCGCCTCCGTCACCACCCCAAATTTGCCGTCGATGATGACACCGACGACATACTGGATGGCTTTTACGTCGTCCCGATGTTGGGTGGCACCACGGCGGACAGGTTTGCCGGGGTACGGGCGAGCAGGCGGCGGGGCTGTGGAAAACCTTGCCTCGATTGGGGTGTCGTTTCCCCAGTCGTCCACATGGGTTTCCACATGAATCCACGCCATACCCTCACCAGGCGATTTGCCGACCCAGCCGCGTCCCGCTTCCCAATAGCGTTTCCGCTGATAATCGTGAATTCGTTGAATACCCAGCTCGTAGCTGTTGGCGATCAGAAACGGCAGGACGGTGGTGTCGAGGGCGTGCCGGTCGGTGTAGCCGAGGTCGGCGGCCGCACCGAACGCATGGGATGACCATGCGGTGCCGCCACGGATCGGCCGGTGACTGTAAATGCCAAGGTTGACCAACCCCCATGTGCGTCGGGCATAGGCGACGAGCTGCACAAGGTTGGGGGATTTGACGTTGTGCGGGGCGGCCGGTGCACCCATCTTTTGCCACGATTTGTATCGGGTGGCTTCGGTCATCAGTAATCACCGGACGGCTGAAGAATAATGCACTGATGGGTGCCAGCGTTCGTGATGGCGTAAAGGCTGTTCAGCGGGGGAAGCACCAAATAGGTTTGGGTGCCGTTCTTCAGGGTGAGGCCGGTGCTGGCAGTCACGTTTGATCCGCCCAAGTTGATGTCGTTTCCGACTGCTTCCAGCCAAATGGTGCGGGTGGCGTTTTCGGTGGCGGCGACCAGCAGGGTGGCGGTGGTCGTGACGCTGATGCTCGAAGAGATCATTTGGGGTCTTTCTTTTTGATGATCGGGTCGACTGGTTTGCCGGTGATGGCGGCCATGCCGTTGCCGACGCTGTAGCCGACAATCATGGTGATGATCGGCAAGCCTTGGTCGGTTTCGATCGCGTCGACCGCCAGCAGGACGGTCATGCAGATCAGGGCCACAAGGGCGATGAGGGCTTTGGACGGGTTGACGCTCATGCGAAGATCCACCAGATGAGTGCGGCCGTGAGGGCGACGATGGCAACGGGCAGTTTCACGGCTTGTCCGGGAACGTGACGGTGGGGCCGGGCTTCCATGTTGCCGGGAAGTCGCGAAGGGCTTGCCGGTAGTCGGCCCATGCTTGGCGGTCGACAGGTGCGTCCGGGAGTTGTGTCCAGTCGGATTCGGCGAGTAGACGGTCACGATGGAATCGGCATCCGTCGAGCCATTGGTCGTCGGTGAGTTGAGCGTCGCTCGGATTGGGTAGGTGAATAATGGTCATCATGCACTCGTTTCGTAAACGAAAGTAACGACAAGGGTGTCATTGGTTGCCCATGTCATCGGGATCGTGTTCTGCACCTCGGAGCCGGTATCGGTGGCCTGTAAAACCATCTTGTTGCTCCCAGCGAGGCCGGTGACGCGGTAGTAGGTGTTGCCAGCATCGAGGATTCGTCCGAACGCGTTGCCTCGGGTGGCGTTGCCGACTGGCACCGAGAACAACCACAAACCCGAGCAAGTGGTGCTCGTGCTGCTTCCCCATGTCAGGACGTAGTTCACGATGACCAGTTTCTGAATGCGGAAGTAGTTGCCGGTCAACGTGCCGTTGTTAATTGTGACTAATCCTCCACCGCTTCCGACGATAGTTGGCGTGAATGTCTCCGTCGCGGCCCCGATGCTGTTCATCGTGGCGGCGGTCAACACCTGCCCGCTCGAAAGTCCTGCTGTGTATTGGGTTGCCATGGTTCACCATCCGAGTCTGCTGGTGTCAAGAATACCCAGCGTCGATGAGTCAAGAGTGAAAAACTGGTAGTAGGTCAGCGGAGACAGATTCAGCCGGAAAATCGTTTGGCTGGGCGTGATGGTGAATGTCCAGCCTTCGACAACGACATTCACCGTGGTGTCGCTGACGGCACCGGGAAGACGGTACGACAACGGCCAAACGGGGCGTGTTGGAAACTGGGCGTAAAAGTCGGCTTGGTTGAACGTCTGTCCTCGATCGGAAAATTCGATGACAAACCGGAGGCTGTTCGGGTCGGAAAATGTGTTTGCGACCCATTCGGCGTTCCCGCTTGCTTGCGTGGTGCTGAAGTCGACCGTTTCGGAACTGTAAAACGTGGTGCCGTATGCCGTCACCGACGACGCGTTGGTGGCTGTCTGATCGGCTACGGCTTCGGGCGAAACGGTTACCGTGTTGATGAACTGCAAGCCGTTTTGGATGCGGTCAAATCGTTGATAGGCACACACGAATGAGCCGTAATTGCGGCCGAATGAAAAGTCGGTGGCAATTGGGCCGATGGACTTTCGCGGATAAAAGTTGATGCGTTGCGTACCTGCCGCGATGTTGGCGGCGTTGCGAATAAATCCGCGTTCTGTGGCGTTTAGCAGGTTGATTTGGTTGAGGACTGTGCCGGTGTACGTTGAGGCTGAGGCGGTCGAGTTTCCGGTACTGATGGCCGTTACTTCAATGTCGCTTTTTAGTGGGCCGCCGCTTCCACTGTTGAACTGGGTGGCTTGCGTAGTCGTGTCGGTTTGAGTGAGGCTTTTGCTAATCGCTTGATAACGGCCAGACCTGCCGACCGCGTCGACGCACACGATTGTTGCCGTTGGCATGCCCGTATTGCCCGGATAGTCGTTGAAGTCGATCTCTTGCACTGTCCAGTATTCGACATAGCCGTTCGGGGCATAGACGGTGTACAGAGCGATTTCGTCGTTGAACGCAAAGTTTGATGCGTAGTTGCCGGTGTTGTCGATTGTGATCGCCAGACGGCCGCCTGAGTACGGGTCAAGGTATTTTTCGCGGCCTTCCGTGACGGTCGCTGAAAGCACCTTGGAGGTGAAAACTGTTCCAGCCCCGAGGATGCCTTTTTCAAAGATCCAGCCGAGTTGTGCCATGTCACATTGCTCGAGTGTTGACCGGCACGGGGCCGGACTGGCGGACGTACGCTTGAAGGGCACGCACCACTTCGTTGGGGTCGGCACCATTGACGCTGATGTTCACCGTGTTTCCGCCCATTGCACTGTTCGGGG